TTAGCGCGAAGCGCAAAAAATTTTAGCGATTTTTAGCCCAATAATCTGCGCATATTATCGTCATCTTCATCATCAAATAGTGTACGTATTATACGAGAATGTTCGGGGAACTGTAGTAGCCACTGTGAAGCCAGTAAGGGATTTGAAAACAATAACCACCAGTCTAGGGGAATTGCCGCAGAGTAAATGTCAGTATGCGCATAACTGCGGGGCCAATAGCGCACTTGCGACTGCCAACTTAGTAGCAGTCGATTTTGATCCCTATCAAAAGGTTCAAGATACACTAGAAGCATATCTTGTATTTAAGCTACTTCTTTAAAATATAGTTGACGGTCAGTACCAGTCGTTCTTCGTGATCGGTAGGTGTTGTAGAGCTGTGATAGTGTGCGCCATCAAAATCAAACCATAGATTAGCTGTAGGCTTCTGACGATGCAGTTCTGTGTAATTACCATTCCCCAGACGTCTACGTTCATTGAATACCACTGTGTCACCCGAGCTGGTTTTAGGATACCATATGCCCGTACGATGCTTAAAACCCTGATCCACATGCGGTGTATGTTGAATACTATAGGGAGTGCGTGTACACAAGCCTAGTCTTACACGAGCAACAGACTCTAGCTGTTCCCCAGTGCGATCACAGGCTGCCAACAGAATCTGTAGACTCAAATCCCATAGGGGGCTTACAGCTTCGTTATCTTTCCATATAAGATGACTAAAGGATCCCTGATATTCGGGTATATTGGCAACATCATCAGGAGTGGCTGTAAAGGGCAGATAAAACCAATGTATAGCAGGATCTAGGAAACGTGCTTGTGCGTAGGCAAAGGTTTGAGTGGGTAGTAAATCGGGTATGGTTTGAATGGGTCTATGCATACACATATGTATCACAGACAGAAACGCCCTAGCGTGATATTGACACTAGGGCGTTGAAGTGTATTAGCGTACTTCTTGTGGAGCTTGTTCTATGTGTGCTAGAGCGGAAGGATTATCCTTGGCATGATTATGTGGTCTAATGCCCACTAGATTATCACTAGCTTCAGCATGCTCTTCTCGATTACGAGCGTGTGCATTGGCTTTAGCTTGATCTGTTAGTGCTTGTTGCTCTGGCGATAATTTCTTGTTTTGTGTTCTATTCATGATTGACTCCGGGAAATATTCCTATACTGTATTTATACCGTATGACTAACTTGCCATATAGTGCCCCCGTATGACTGCTGATATATTTGAGCACATGCTAGTATATGGAACTCATTTGAATAACCATCATCAAATAACAGTATGTATAGCATAGTCAAATATTTAGTATTGTGCTCGAAATGAGTCTACAGGGTGAAAATTTTGCTGTGCGTATTTTTTAAAAATGGGATTTCAGTAGCTCTAGAAGGATTTCTACTAGTACGGGATCTGTGGGAATGGGACTCATCATAGTAGTGTATATAGTGAGAAAAAGAGTTACAGAGGGGAAAAATAGAGAACGTAAAAAAATTGTGGTGGAGTACTTTTCTTTTCAGGGTGGTGATTTTAGACCCCATACCAAACTGTTGCGCATATACAACACAACAGTACTATACCGGTCGGCCTCACCATGACCGACCACCATGACCTACCGGCCGCCACATCCCCGGGGATCATAACAAGGCCACTGACCGAAGGGGTGATCCCATGTGGGAATCTGTTCGAACTTGCTTCGGCCTGCGGGTGGATCCCACGGTGCGTCACGGCGATCTCTAAGTGGGAAGCCGCCACACGCTGTTAGCTGTAGGCACACTACAGCTAGGGCTAGTGCTGTTGCTGTACGCTTCATAGCCGAAACCTAGCTAGGACAGCACAAGCTTCTGCATACTCACCCTTGTGCTCTAGCTCTGCATCTATACGCAGTGCTAGGCTACGCTCATACAGCTCTTTAGAGTACATGTCTAATAGCTCTTGTGCATAGTCCATATCATCTCTGGGCACACTTCTAGCCCAGTCCTTTAATACTCTAGGGCTAGCGTTTAACAAGAACTCTAGGTTCTTACGATCATGTTCATTCACTTGCACACTCCCCATCATACTCCATAAGGCACTCCAATGCATCACGCACACGATCATGGTCCGTAGTATAGAACGTGAACTCGCCCAGTGTGGTGCGCCCTTCACCTTCTTTAATGTATTCAAAGCCACCGTAGTAGTCCAAGCGTGAGCCTGTGTAACTAACTATACAGTCTTGGTCTACGAACAGCTGGCCACAGCGATCATCTAGGCCCAGTCGGCTAGCTGGCTCCTTGCGCATGCCCTGTACATATCTGCTGACCTGATCGTTGACTTCGTCCAACAGGTCTAGTGCTGATGTATATTCGTTCATTGCTGTCTCCTTATCCGAATTCATAAAAGGTTACTGAAGGGTCAAGTGCCTTGAGCTCTGCGGCTGCAACTGTAAGCTCTTTGTAACGGGCATTGACCTGTGCGCGGGATAGTTCGCCATCGCAGGTCAAGTTCTCTGGGCTTAGTGCCGAATCAATAATGTCTGCTATACGCTGACGATCTTCTGCAATGGTAAGATCCAACTCAGGGTTGCCAAAGACCTTGTTGAACTGATTGCGCTGTTTAACGAACTGTAACAAGTTTTTCATTATAGACCTTTCTGTGTGTATGTCTAGATTATACTGTCTTTTGGGTTCGTTGTCAACCTATTTTGAACCTAAGTTCATGCGGGTATTTGAGCTTGATTTTACCACTAAGAATCCGTTGCTTATACTCTTCTGCGTGAGCTCGCGTCCAGCATACAGCACAGCTTGACCAACCCTTGGGAGTGCGAATATAGAGTTGGACAGAGTTACGAATCTTTTCGCGATCCTCTTGGGATATATTACCCGTTAGGATCTCACTCCATCGATTGTAATGACGCTTCATTGTGCAAAGATCTCTTTAGAAAGTATCTTTTCCTCAACTTCTCTGTGCGCTAGGTTTAGAGCCATAGTAGCCACTGTGATGGCAATGATACGTTCCTGCCCGTTGAAGCGTTGGCAGTATTCCATCAGCTGTTCAAAGCTCTCTGGAGTAGCAAAGAGTCCGGTCTTTGGGATTGGGTTTTCTACGATGTTGTACATGTCAGCTCCTTTGTGTGTATGTGTTGATTATACTGTTCTTTATCCAATCTGTCAACCGATTTGTTCAATAACCCTACGGAATACCAGCTCTTGATTGCGAAATGCCTGCACTTCCCAAGGCTGTTGTAGATATGCCACACTGTGGGCATAGAACTTGCCTTTCCATTTGTTGCCCTTAGGAGTGGGACGCAGGATGCCTTTGACAAACTGACTCACGTGGGTCAACTCGTGTGCTAGAGTAATGCCAAAGTCTGCTAGGTTGGAGTTAGGTTTCAGCACTACCAATATGGTGTCTATGCCCAGTAGCGGTACGCAGGTTCCCTGTGCATCTGTCAGTTCTCGATCGACCTTGATCTGTAGGAACTTTCTAGAACGAGTCAATCCCAACTGACGGAACATCTCTGGTAACAGGCTTTCTATATAACGCTTGTACCTAGGGGGAGCATCTATGTAGTATTCCATGTCAGCCTCCCATTGCTCGCATCAGCTCATTGTGGAGATAGTCCACAGTGCTTTGATCCACATAAAAGTCTGTACGGGGATCGTAGTAGCTGCCTTCTTTCACATCGTAGTAGAGGCAACGACCGCCGATGTTGAAAGGACCTTCTAGGCCTTCACGTGGTCCATAGCCTGCTAGGACATCGTTTACAATTCTATAGCCCATCTTAGATCTCCAAAACTGTTGCAGGGTAGGCAATTGAGCCTTCGTATTCTAACTGTGAGCGTTCAAACTCTGTGAGGTAGTCATCAGCCACCACTTCCCAACCAATGATGTGATTGCGGAAGTAGTCGTTGTCTTCCTCAATCTGTGAACGAAGCACCATTACCAACTCTGTGAGTGCTTCCTCAGAGCGACCAAACTTGCCCAGGGGATAGAAGTAGTCTTGACCGCCTTTGAACTTCCAGTACTGTGGGCAAGCACCTTCACCGTCCCAATCGTGGGCACCGTAGTTTTCCTGGGTTTGTGTTGTGATTAGCAGTTTCATAGTTCGCTCCTATTTGCTGTGTGTATGTGTATATTATACTGCACTCTAGCCGATTTGTCAACCAAAAAGAAACCCCAGTGGCTCTGGGGTTGTGGCTTTTTTACAACACTAATCGTTGTGGATTTGCTTTGTATCCCGATCGAATGTATACTTGCCCTTGCCTAGTAAATCAGCACCATCTTCTTTGGAGATCATCAATCTGACATCTTTCAGCTTATCGGCTAGCCTTTCGATCAGTAGTTCTTTGGTTGATCCCTGCCCTAGAAACAGGCCATCATCCTTACGGTACGCATACAGTTCAGCGCCTACCTGTTCTACTTTGATCTGTACACGCTCGTATCCTTCATCTTCGACCTGCTGTTCTTCAACCATGCTCTTTAGCTTTTCATGTGTTACACCAGCGGCTTCTAAGATCGTACCGATCATGAGCTTGTGGAATAGAGCTGTGAACCAATGGCCAACATACAGGCCAAGGCCAAAGACTAGAATGTATTCGATGTATTCCATCAATTTCTCCGGGGATTCTTCAAGGCAGCCGCTTCCTTGCGTAGACTGCCTGCTTTCTTGTAAAGAGCATCAGCCTGTTCAGTTAGGCTATCACTCTTGGCTTTTGATAGCTTGCTACCACCGAACTCTCGCTCGATATAGTAGGCTACCAATTGGTTGCGGATCATTACCGTTAGATCATACCCTGTATCATCTGGACATAAGAAGCGTAAAGGACATTTACCCCAACCACCGTATTCTAGGAACTCTGCCCAATATCGACGATGGTCTTTATTGTTGGGATCGAAGGCTACTAAGGGTCTGGAATAAAACTCTAATTTGCTCATAATGTTATTTACACCGTTGGGTTAGTCTATATGCTTATATTATACATTCTTGCTCGGTTTGTGTCAATAAAAAACCCTAGTACCGAAGTACCAGGGTCAACACAGTCTCAATCGGGAGCGAATCGATTAAACTGTAACTGCCGCTGTTGTCCCAACAGTAGCTGCCACTGCTTTGGACGCAGGGTTCTTCTTTTCAGCGTAGGCCAGAGCGGCTTCTACAGCTGGATTGCCTTGGCCGAAACCAATAGCTTTGAGATGCTGTACAGCATCACCTTTGGTCATTTCAAAGGGCAAGCTCTCAAGCTCAACACCAGTGTGACCGTTCTTTGCAAGGATCTTGATACGCATAGTATCATTAGCAAAACGGATCTTAGTCTTACCGTCAACTGTCGATACACCTGCAACTGCGAATTTCTTATCTGTAGCCATTTTAAATACCTCTTTCTGTGTGTGTTAAAGTTATGCCTTTCGGCATGTTACAATTGTAACATCATTCTACGTATTGGTCAACCAATAATTTTACCAATTTGCGGTAAAACCTGTATCGTGATGCTAACCTTCTCATCTAGTGCCTCGACGAATGATTCATCAAACACGAGATCCTGCATGCTAAGGTCGATCAACTCTTCGACCCTAGCCAAATCTGCTTCACCCTCGCCACCGCATTCAATCGTGAATGTGAACGCGAACTTTCTAGTCATTGGCTTTCTCCTTTATGGCTTCTGCACCTTCTCTAACCCATTGAGTCAGCTCTTCTTCGTTCTCGGCTTCATATTCGGCCATCGTTTCGCTGATCTGCCAAACATCGTCCAATTCGTCACCAATTGCATCTCGAACTTGATCGGAACGCAAGTCAGTGAAGTCGTAGTAGTCATCGCCAAAGTCTGTTGTATATTTGCCACAGTAGCACATGCCACATTCGTAGTAATATCCATCAACCCTAAAGCCCTGTTCTTCCATCTTTGCGTATGCATTGATTGGCGGAGCCCAGGCACTGTCGAAGTATAGCGTAATCGAGTTGGCTTCAACACTAACGATATCACACTCTACATCCCACTTGGTGCCCCATTCGTTTACACACCAATCATACCAGTTGGCATAACCGTGCTTCTCGATGTTGGCCTTTTCCTTTGCTTCTAGGGCAAGTTGCTCTTGCGGATCACCTACACAACCTGCTATAATGTGCAGGTCTTCAGGAACAGGAACAAACTCATTGAGCAACGCACCCTTGGCAGCCGCTTCCTTCATACGCACAATCATCGCAGGATCATCGTGCTGGAATGTCACAGAATTATTACACCAATTAGGCATGTGCCATCTCCCCAAATGTAGAAACAACTGCGTCTACGGCACGCTGATCGCGTCCACCAATATGCCAGCGATACCGTCCCATTGGAGTTTCGTATTCCTTCCAATCATATATAGTGGCCACTGTGCCATCTTCAAACTCCAAGCACCACTCGGCTGTAGTCTTGTCACCACCACCTTCTGGCTCACCAAACACTGCTACCAGTTCATGATAGTAAGCGGTAACATAACCTTGCAGGCTTGTCATGTTAGCGTTTGCATCTTTTGTAAACTTCATTTATCGCTCCTTCTTTGTGTGTATGTGTTTATTATACAACCAATTTACCAATCTGTCAACCAATTTCTACAACAATCTAAAGATAGTTCCTACCACATAGATTGCCAACAAGATACCGTTGACAGCGATCAAACTAGGCTCACGCATACGGTAAGCCGCTACCAACCAAACTGCGGCACCCGCGTTCAGCATGTAGACATTCAGCGGATCAATGCCAAATGTTGTTAGTAGGGCACCTAGGATGGTTAGTGTGGTGCCCGTCCACTTTAAGATATCAGTTAGCATCATTTAATCGTTTCATGCCCAACGAACCGCAACCCATAATGCCTAATCCTACTACTGCTAGGATGATAGCATCAAACAAGGATGCATCTGTAGTGCTAAGTTCAATAGAACCAACTGCACCAAATGTCATAAAGAAACCTACTGTGAACATAAACCACGCCGCATTCTTTGTCATAACTCACTCCTTTTGTTTAATGTATGTGTATATTATACAACCAATTTACCAATTTGTCAACCAAATTAGATTGGACTTACAATAGCACTAGACTCTGCATTGACGGCTCGCCTTGTGCTAAATGCCTGAAACTTCAGTTAGGAAAGGATTAAAGGAACTCCGGACTGACTGCCAATACCGTCTATTGGACTAGTCGCCTTCGTCATTACTGCCTACTTACTATCGCCGCTTCTCCGGGTTGCCCCTGTTTCATGCCCCAGTTTAAGCGTATCCGTCGATACTGTCCTCTACCTGGGCGCCTAGCGATGTAGGTAACCTTTAATGCTTTCCTAACTGTCTATGTCTCTATTATAGCAGGGATCAACCATTTTGTCAACCCCTGCTACAATTTCATTTCACTTTGGAAGGGTATTACAAGTTTCAATGCCCTTAAAATGCCATTTTCTACAGTGTGTACATTCCATTGTGTGCTCCTTTGTTGCTATGTCTCTATTATAGCAATGATTACCCAATTTGTCAACCTCTGCAAAATACCCACATTTTGAATTGGGTTTCATCAAGTCCCATTAGCACACCTTCGTAGTCCCTATAGGACAAGTATGTTCGTTCACGATCCTTATACCAAACAGGATTGCCTTCGATGCTACGATTGTGCCTAGTGACCTGAGCCTTGGCAATACTTTCCTTCTTGTAGTAGGATATGATCCTGCCGCCACCCTTTTCAAATACTACAAATCCCATACTAGACCTTCTTAAACAAATTCTTTACCTTTTCAAATTGCCTGCCTCGTTTGTCAAAGCCTTTGATGCCCTTCTTAAAATAGTAGGGCTCCTTCTCACCTACCTTGATGTAGGCTACTAGGGTTGTGCCATCCAGCAGGTATGTGTGTGCTGGAAAGGCACCCCCGGTTGTTTCCCGGAGGGCTTCCATCTTAGTCCATCCTCGATCCGGAGTAGACCTTGTCCAGGCCTAACTTCTGTTTAAGGACTTCTGCGTAGGCATCAGCGCCTGCTTCTTTAACAGAGATGCTCTGTGTAGGGTGGCCACTTGGATTCCAAATCTGCAGGCTACCTGTGTAGTCTTTGCGGAAGCCAGCGGCCTGCAATGCCTTGCCCAACTTTGAGTTACTGCGAACGCCGTAGACGTTTACCCAAGCAAAGCCACAAGCATCACGCTCGCCAATCTTGCTGTACATCTGCTTGGCCGCTGTACGGGCCTGGATGCCTGCTTCGTTGAGTGCGTCTTGGACTGCCTCTAAGTTGAATGTCGCTGTAGTCATCTATCGCTCCTTTTGTGTGTGTAAGTCTTTATTATACACAGGTCTTGCCAATCTGTCAACCAAAATGTTCCCTCTTACAGCGGGGTCAGTGTGGCTTTTACGCCACACTGTGCTATATGCTAGTACTCCATACTCGCATAGCCGTCGTCTTGCATTCCCTGCTCTGTAAAACTAACACTAGTCCCTAGCAAGTCGCTAACAGCATTCTCAAAGCCGCTGTCTGTATACATGCGCCAGCTTTCGTCGCCGCCTGTGTGTACAACGCCTATGTGCGTACAAATGTCGCCGTCGTAGTCTGTTTCGCTAACATGTATCTCTTTAATTGTAACTGTTTTTAAATTACAGTCCCAAATACTGTCGCCTGCTAGTTGCACTTTTACATTGCACTTGTACTCCGTAGTAGTCGTGTCGTCTTCTACACGTGTCTCTACTAGTTTTAATTTTTTACTAACTGTGTTTAGTGTTTGCATAGTTTCGCTCCTATTGCTGTTTAAAATTGTATTATACTACAGTTTAGCCAAAATGTCAATCTGTAATTTGCATTTCTACTAACTGCTCCGCCGCTTCTTGTAGCTCGTCTGCTACATTTTCTATAGCACAATGCAAGTCGTAGCATTGTTCTGTATTGCCTAATGCACTTTGCATTAGTGCGTCTGTTTCGTTTAATAATGCTATTGCTTGCTGTAATTTGTTTGCTTTGCTTATGTTGCTCATTTTTGCTCCTTGTAAAATTGTATTATAGCACACACTTGCATTTTGGACAAGTGTGTGCGCAATAGTTTACTAAATTAGTCTACTATTACAATGCTGTTTGTGCGCATTGTTTTTTGTGCGCATTGCATTACATACGCTAAATCTGTTGCAAGTGTTTGCGCACTTAAATCTCCGCTAACATAATCGCATTTTTTTTGCACAGGAAATTTGTATACTACTTTGTTAAACTGTTTTTTAGTTTCAAAAACATTAAATGCGCAAACTAATTTGTAAGTGTCCAATTTTTTATTGTAAATTAGTTTTGCTTTTGCTACTGTGTTTAGTGCTGTTTTAAACATTTTATTGCGCTCCGTTTTGTTTAACATGTGTGTATTATAGCGCACTATGTCCAATTTGTCAACCAATTTATAATAACCCTATGCGCTGTAGGGTTATTCTTGACTTTAGCGAGGAAGCCTGTATACTACCCCTTGATCACTCACCACCTTGGTGTAGCCCTGGGAAGCAAAGATATCTTCCATCTCTTTGGCAAATCGCTTGTCGCGAACACGAGCGGACTCTACTTTGATAGCGATAAACGTCTTGCGATAGTTGATGTAGATGTTGCTGTAGGCATACGCTGTGTCTATCAAATCTCGCGCTGTGGCTGCTTTTGCTCGCTGTTCCGATGAATAGCTGTGGCTCAGCTCCCTATTGCGCATCTCAGCGTTGATGGCTGCCCCACGTGCAAAGTATCCCGCGCCTACAGTTCCAATTTCTTTTTCTTGCATTTGTCGCTCCTTGTGTGTCTATGTCTCTATTATACTGCCCCTTTGCCAATTTGTCAACCAAAAAAAAAGACCCTATGGTTAGTAGGGTCTTAAAGTACTTCAAGGAGGATTACGAATTCATAGACACGTAGGGGCTGAAGGGTTCGTCTGTGCCGTTCAGTGGCTCGGGGCGCCCGTCAATCTGCACGTCAAGCCAATCAAGGATGTCTTCTTCCTTGAACGCTTCTTCCATATCACAGTTGACTTCATGGATCCAATCCTGAACCAACTTGATAGGACAGTTTAGTTGAGTTGCAATCTGTGTAGGGGTTAGCCCTTCGATAAACAACTGTTCAATATCGTATGATAGTTCTGACATTACGCTCATTCTGTTTCCTCTGTTAGGTATGCAATTAAATTCTTTTGTGGAACAAACTTCAAAAGTTCTTCTAGGGCTGTTAGATCGGAACCCTCTAGGTCCTGTGCGATCTGATCCAGTACACGATCAATTAGGTCTTGCATTGTACATCTTTCTCTAGTTGATAGTCTTTAACCATTTGATGTAGGGGGCATATAACTTCTTTCTCGTCTATGCTCCACTCGTCATCGTGATAGTCGATCCACTCTCTGTAGGCTGGGTCGCCGTTGTCGACTTCACCGTCGAAGCCCATCTCCAATGCTTCTTCTTCTGAGTCTGCTTCAACCCAGAAGCTCTCCTGGATAAGGCTTGTTCGGCTCATCAGGAACCGGAACTGTTTGGCCATTACTTGGCCATTTCTTGCGATTGGGTCTTGACAGTCTCTACACCCTTATCAAGCATACGGGCGATGCCTGAGAAGCCAACGGTAGCCAAGATAAGACCAAATATAGTACCAAATATAAATGAACGCATTTTGCTTCCTTTCTGTGTCTGTGTAAATGTATTATAGCACCAATCTGTCCTGCTGTCAACCATCTACCTACATACGTGCATACGTGTAACAGCGGGGCCTAACTGGGATGTGGCATTTACGCCACACCCCAGGCACTTCAATAACGCTTCAACTTCTTCTTTTCTTCCTCTTCATAGATAACACTTTGTCCGAATGGTGCTTCGTTAGTATTACCTTTGATGACGAACAAGGTATCGCAATAGTCCTCGTCACCCCAACTGCCACATGGGTAGCCGTCTGTGAACATAATGAACTTCTTAGGCTCGATGCCGTTCTCTTTCATAAACTCATAGTTGGCGTCAAAGTCTGTGCCACCGCCACCCTGTAAGTCATAGTCCAACAAGTCATCGCCGTTGTCTTGTGTAAACACCTGTGGGTTATACACTGACGTATCAAATGTCCACAAGTGAATACGATAGTCTTCGTATTGATCCATAATGGCTTTGACTTCGCTAATGAATACCCTAGCGTCTGCATCACCAATAGAACCACTCATGTCAATTGCTACTGCAACATCGATAGTCTCATCGTTCTTCAAGCCTGGCAGGATTGCTCCTGTGTGCCAGCCCTTACGGTTAGGACGGCTGAATGAATAGTCATTGCGGATAAGGCTTTGAATGTTCATACGCAGAACTTCACGCCAGTTCATCTTAGGCTCAGTCAAGTCTTTGATCAAGCGTTGGATACCTGCTGGCACTTTACCTGCACCTGCCGCCGCGGCACTTTGAATCATTGCCTGCTTTACTTCATCGCGGATCTTCTGTGCATCTTCTTTGCTTAGGGTAGGCTTGCCCTTACCACCTTTGCCGTCTTTATCGCTTTCGTTACCAGCACCTTCTTGCTCGTTGATGTGCTCGTCCAACAAGTCACCTAACTGTTGCAGGAGTTGATCCATAGGAATCTTCTCTGCCTTTTCGTATAGGATGTCGTAGATCTCTTCCCAAGCCATACCTCTGTATTGGTTGTCCTGGCAAATCTTTACTTCAGTAATCTTGTCGCCAATACGCTCGTCTACAAGGATCTGATTGACTGCAAAGTCCTGTGCTATGTTAGACAGTTGACGATCGCGTGAACCTACTCGACCAAAGTGATCAAATACGCAATGGCAGATCTCATGTGCAAAGAGGAACTCTAGTTTCTTCTCGCTGAGTTTCTGCACGAACTTGGTATTGTAATAGAAGTCACGACCGTTAGTTGCCGCTGTCGGGCACCACTCGTCTGCTTCTACCAAACGCATACGAGTTGCCATGTTGCCAAAGAACGGAGTCTTTAACAGTAGGCCTACGCGGGCGGTAGTTAGTTTATCTACAATTGGGTCCATATATCGCTCTCCTTAGTATGTATATATTATAGCACCAATCTACTCGAATGTCAAGAGCCGAGATGTTGTATTTTTGCAACACCCCGGCACTTCAAATAGTTGGGCAGGCAAGCCCTGGGAGACCCCCTGCCCTGCAATGGAGCAGAGGTCTAATCAGTTCTCCATTGCCCGCAAAACATACTTGCCAAAACGCTTGTGGAACTCTTCGAAGCTCTTCATCTTCGTTGCATCCAAAGGCAAGTTATAGTTCGTCAACGCTGTCTTCGCGCCCATAACTACAATCTCTGTTGGGAAATTGTCCATCATATAGCGGAAGAAGTTATCAGCAAAGCCGTCCCAATTCTTCACTTGCTTCTCTGCACGGTCCTTCAACTCGTAGCACAAAGAGACTGTCAAAGAATACATCGCTGACACTTCTTTGATAGCCAAGTCTTTAACCTTGCCATCTAAGATGTCATCTGCTTTAGGCAATTTGCCTGCAATCTTACGGTGTGCCATAAACTTCACAGCCAGGCCATCACCAATTGCACCACTTACCAAAGTAGTCAGCGTATCTTCGTCACAGCCATCATCTGCGAGCAAGTCGCTAACGAATGACCAAGAGCGTGGAGTAGCGAACGACTTGCTAGAACCCTTAGGGTCAAAGTCATATAAGTCTTGCTTGGCAAAGCCTACATAACCAACAACCTCTGGGTGGATCTTGTTGAGCGTAGCCCAATCTTGCCAGTCATCAAAGTCTACCTTCATCTCTAAGTGCAAGAAGCGGTTAGCCAACGGAGCAGGCATTCTGTAGGTAACGCCACGGTCACCTTCGCGGTTACCTGCCGCTACAATGTCTACACCCTTAGGCAATTTGTAGGTGCCTACTGCACGGTTCAGAATCAACTGATAGGCCGCCGCTTGAACTGCTGGAGGAGCAGAGTTCAATTCGTCGATGAAGATGATAGCCTTGCTGTCAGGATCGCTAGGCAACTCAATTGGAGGAGCCCATGCCATCTTAGTAGCCACGCTGTCAAAGTATGGAATACCTTTAATGTCTGTAGGTTCCCACAGGGCTAGTCGAATGTCGATAACTTCGCGATCGGTATCTTCACCAATCTGTGCTACCAACTCGGACTTACCAATTCCAGGGGGACCCCAAAGGAAGATTGGACGACGCATTTTAATTGCGTGACGGATTGCTTTTGTGGCGCCTTTTGGACCCACTTGGCGGACGGATGTATCAGTGCTTTTTGCCATTTTAGACCTCTCTTTAAATTACACGAACAATAATTGCTTTCCCAGTATTAGTATTGTAGCACCTTTCTTCAGTGCTGTCAACCAACCCTTTTCACATAGTGGATTTGTGTTGTTTTATCGCCACGGACTGATTTAATCTTTGCTTTGATTCGTACAGTGCCTTCAAACTGTTCGCCAGCCCAAAAGTCCACGTAGGCATCGCCCAACTTGGCTGTAACACGGAATCGATTGTAGTTCTGATTGTAGTGACACTTGACAACCTCAATGTCGCCCTGTATCTTATCCCCTACTTCACCCTGTAGTTGGGTAGAGCTACGAATGTCAGCATCTACTTCTTTCTTGGCCTGTTCGCGTAGCATGGCCGCAGGCAAGCAGGATACGATAGCAAAGTCTAGCATATCGCGAGTGGTAAACTCTTCCTTTTGGGCTATCTTTAGAGCCTGACGTTCAAAGTCGTTGATCTTACCTGAGAGTTCTTTGAGTAAGAACCCGTTGAAGAAGTGGCGCACCAAACGACCCTGCTCGATGTCCTGTGCTGTAACTTCGACAAAGTCTGCTGTACGAAGCCAGGCCTTGACCATCATCTTGTTGGCTTCTTTGATAACCTTACGGCATTCGCCTTCATAGACTACCACAGGTTCTTTGCAATAGCCACCGTTGATGCGATCAGCGGCAACTGCACAACCCCACACTTGATCTGCTGTAAACATTCGCTCTCCTTAGTATGTGTCTATTATAGCACTATGTATCCGATTTGTCAACCCCTTTGGCTGGAGTGCCGGTCAAAGAAAAAGGCTGTTGTATTTCTACAACAGCCCTCAAACAACCGCCCCGGGAGCGAATCGGCTTGGTCGGTTTGAAACCTTACAGAGTGATACCCATTGCTTTGGCTTTGTAACCAAGAGCAACGATTTCACGTGATGGGCGGCCCATTTCGTATTCAGTAACCTGAACACCATTGCCTGCCTTGCGTGACTTGCTGTAGACAGCGTAGCCATTTGCACGGATACGGCTTGCTTCAGCGGACAAGTTCTTTACACCGAAACGCTTAGATGCTTCTGATGCTGTCAACTTCTCGCCATTGTACAATGCGTTGAAAACCTTGTAGGTCTTAGTTTCTTTAGAGATAAATTTCATTTTAAGTTTCCTTTAGTATGGCTGACTTTTCCTTATCAGCATTTAACTATAATAACATATCGACCCTTCCAGGTCAACCACGTATCTTACCAAATTACTTCTTGATCTTTACTTCTGTACGAATGAACGCACCGATCACCAAAACAGCCACCCAGGTCTGCCACGTGTAACCAATGTTCAGGCTAGGGAACAAGGTGTTCGCCGCCCAGATAGTCACGAACGGCCCAAGGATCACTAGAGCTAGGATCAATGCACCAATACCCAAAACAGCCAACAACTTACTCATTTTCAATCTCCTGAATCTCTTGGATTCGTTTAACTTCCGCAAGCTCTTTCTCAATAGCCTGTAGTTTACGTTTATTACCTACTGAACTACCCCTATGGTAGACTACCCAAACGTGTTCCTCACAATAGTTCTTTGTAGGGAACACAGGGCACCCACACATCTTTACGGGCCAGTCCCGCAAGGGATCTTGCTCTGGCCCAATGTATTGGCACCCTTGCATCATGCACCTCGCTTCATAACTGTCACTTCGGCCATGGCCTTCCATGTAGTTGAGAAGCTCTTGCGCAAGTCCGCTACCTTCAATACTGTACGCAAGCTGAGCTCACGCATCTTAGCACGATTCTCTACAATGAAGTCTACTACCTCATCGCGCTGGCATTCTTCAAGCTCATAGCTATCCAACATACCGTCTTCTACAATCTGCTTGATACGCAAGACCTTCTCACGGTCTGTGTCCATTTGCAGATCAATATAGTGACAGCGTGACTCTAATGCCGCCAAGTGATCCTGCAACTTCTTAGAACGAACATTCTCGAACTTGATGTTGGTAATAAAGATCGCACCTGCTTTGAATTCAAAGCTGTCTGGCACTCCTTCGGAACGCAACATACGGCTGTCTGTGTTCCAGCTGATAGTACGCTTCTTAGAGCTGTCTAATGCCGCTTTAAGAATGTTCAAGCTCAAGTCATCGAGCAATACGCTATCACAGTCATCAAACACAATCACATTGCCTTTTTCACTGTAGTTATACAGTTTGGAGTACAAGCCAATCGCGCTCATTGCACCCTTTACAATTTCATATTTGGGCTTACGCTGACCCATCATGTCAAACAAGTCGTCCTTGCTGAGCACTTCTTCAACACCAAAGCTCTTGCCTACGCCCGGAGGGCCAGTGACAATCATAGCACGAACGGTGCCCTGCTTGACTGCTTTAGTCATGTCTTTAAGTACTTCAAAGCGTGAACGCAGGCGCTCAACGATCTCTTCGTCTGTTTCGTGTGCTACAATTGCATCACTGACCTTGATCTGTTCCAAACTCTTATCTCCTACTTGTGAGTGTGCTACTTCAGAGACAACTGTATAGCTGTCAATGCCTTCGCACTTGATACGGATCTTGCGATCAGGGATGCCTGCATTTGCAGGATAGGCACTGCCGCCTTGTACAGTCACAAAGCCTCCGCTATCACTAAAGCGGAACCCTTCTACTAGTTCAAAACGCACACCACTCATGCTAGTGTCGCGTCCGCGGATTTTGTAAGTACCCTCGTTGATTTCGATAATTGCTGGCATTGTTTACGCTCCAATGTTGTTTAAGTAAGTCTCTATTATAGCAAACAATAGGGGTCTTGTCAACCCCTATTTGTCTCTGTTGTTTTTACGCAACTTCTGCATCTGCAGGCAGGGCCTCAAGGGCTTCTGCGAGCGGAGTCAGCGTCTTGTACATTGTAGAGGAACTGTAGATGTTACCCACGTACCATACGCCGTCTTGCATAATGTAGTACCACTCAGCACCGCAATTGTCCACCTGCTCAAGGAACTCATCAAAGGTATGTGCTACCTTGTAGTCAACGTTAGACTCGCCGCGATCGCGTCCGTAAAAGGTACACATCCCGCCAAACTGTTCTTCGTAGACTTCTGCACTCATCTCAGTGCCGTGATAGCCAAAGGCATGCTGTACGCCAATCTCTTGCTTTAGGCTACTCAAGTCACCTAGTGCTACCAATTGATTAGCCTTGGTGCTGTCATAGTGCTTTTGCAAGAGGCTGCCGTTGTATTCCAAATAGCCATCCCAGTGACAGTAAACTGACTTGCATACTGTACCATGCATGACTGCAATGCGTGAACGTGTTCCCATTTTGTCGCTCCTTTGTTAAACAATGTCTCTATTATACTGTCAAATCTCAGCTCTGTCAACCTGTTCTGATAACCCGCCAAATGCTCGGGATAATTTGTAGAACTTAGGCTTAGCATCTTCAATGGCTTGATATATCAAGTCTTCTGCTGTACCGTCACGTAGAACTTCACGAGCATCTTCGTAGAGGAATCCCCCTACAATAGCATCACCCACTTCCAAGCCCTCTACGAACACTCTAGCACGTAGCATGAACCAGTCCAAGTGCCCCGAGTCAATGTCCCTACGCATCTTAGGGATATCATAGTAAGGCTGCTTGGTCTCTGGGTCAATTGAGTCATCAAATAGATCCCCAACATCAATGTCTTCCCAGCTCTTGTCCACAACTACTTCTAAGTCCCCGCGCTGTTCACGCAATAGTTCATCCCAGTAACGCATGCTCGCTCCTTGTTAGTAAGTGTCTATTATACTGCCAAAATCATTCTGTGTCAACCGGCTCAAACATGCGAGCGCCTTCAGTCATGAACTGATCAAAGACTGCCAGCTGTTCTGCTGTGAACTTGTGACGGTTGAGCTTGATATAGTATAAGCCTACCAATAGATCACCGTGTCCAAACTCTTTGGCTGTTTTAACTAGTCCTTCGTACATATCAATCTCCTCTTGTGTCAGTGTTTAGGGTGGGTTTAAGTATACGGCGCAGTTCAACTTCACGCTTGTGTGCTTCAGCTTTACCACGGATGATCTCGTGTACTAGTACTTCGATCTGCTCTTTGCTGTCCAGGGCACGTAGAGCCTCGCATAGTAACCAGTTCTTAGACTCTGTTTTGGCGCGATAGAAATGCTTGGCTGCTCGGGCTAGCACACTCTTGTTCACAGTACTTTCTGTCTTAGCTGTGACGCCAATATAGTTTTCACCGTTGACACGTAGCTCGTATATGATATGATTGCGATCTACTCGTTTTTTGCGCATTGCTTTCGCTCCAATGTTTTGCTGTCTATGTGTCTATTATACTGCCAAAAGTTCAGAATGTCAACCCCGTGGGAAAAGACCCTAGACTCTGTAGGGTCATTGATCGTGTGGCTTTTGGACAACAGTCTGGGCTAACCTTTTGAATTGGCTAGAGTTTGTCACGGCACTGTCAACATTGCGAATGGTGGGCCCACCTGGACTCGAACCAGGGACCAAAGGATTATGAGTCCTCTGCTCTAACCAACTGAGCTATAGGCCCACGTGCAACTAGTGTTGTTACTCTTGTTCGCTCGCTGTAGCTGTGTCGCTAGCTGTAGGCTGTGGTGGCAAGTTCCACGTGTTGGTTCTAGGCTGTGTATGTACTAGCTCGCCTGTTACAGGATCACGTGCCATAGGGTTGTAGCCGCCTGTGGGATCAGTATTGGGTATGGCTGCCACACGTGAGGCTTCTGCCCTAGCTGCCTCGGGATCGTCTAGTTTGGGAACAACAAACCCACCTGCAACTGGATCTAGCACGTTGTCCAGTGTATGATAGTGTGTATCACCTTGTGGTTCAATCAGTGGTTTAGTCATCTTTATTCTCGTATTGTTTGATCATTCTATATACCGGCTCCATGCGTTCTTGAAATATGTCCGGCGAAGTTTGTGACGCTTTCTTCATGTCATATTCACTAGGGTAGTGTCGCAACAAGGCCCTCGCTTCTTTCCTCACAGCTAAAGGCACACGTTTAGTTTCTGAACTAAAACTTAAACGTTGTAGAAAGTCTGCTGTTGCCTGCACAGCACGATATCGCTCATCGGGTAAGGTCATGATAAATTTTGAATTGGATAACAGTCTTTTCTTATGCATATTTGCTAGGTTATAGCTTATTATACTATATACGCACTGACATGTCAACCTTTAACAGCGGGGCCTATTTGCGAATGTGTTGTATATATGCTACATGCGTTCGGAACTCTGCTAATAAGAATGGATCATTCTGCATACGCTGTATAAGGAATCCCCATACAAATCCCTGCTTGTATAGATCATTCTTATGCTGATCCTTATAGGGACTTATAGTGTTTAACTCTGATTCTAGTATAGTTTCAACTTGTTTAAGTGTACGCATATAGTATATTTACATAGTGTGTGTATTCTGCACAGCGGGGCCTCGTGTGGACGCACGGTTACTAGTATAAGGTCAGAGGTATATACAAAACCACCGTGATTTTAGTGTAGATAAATACTGGCGGAGCCGTTTTTTCACTGTAGAAACACTGGGGATTGAATCATTTGAGCAGGGTAGGCTACATAACTAATAGTAATATAAGATTTCTTCTACTGTGGTTTATGAGGCATTACAAAAATTCACACAAAATCACACTTTTCTGCACTTTTCCACACTATACATCATCATGTACCCAGCACAGCGGGGCCTATACGCAATTCTGCTCGAGTCTACTGATCAGTAAATCACACTTTTCTGCATAACGCCCACAGTAAGAGTCAATGTTTATGGCAATCTCAGCTCAGTAAATCTTTATTCTCTCAGCGGCCCGCATGCTCTTGACTTGATTATACGCTAGTATAGGCTATACCTATCAGTAGACCCAAGCCAAACGCTGACCAGCACAGAGTTACCAACAGTATAATATAGATCAAGTCATGTTCTAATATAGTTTTTACCATTCTAATACCTTAGTTTTAAACTCCACTCTACGACACGCTTGTGGTTGACCCGTACAGTCGTTCACTTGCTTATATACTGCACAAGAGCTTGTGGCCAGTATAATAGTTACTATAGCTAGGATATATCCAATTTGCTTCATACAGTATATATACTATACTATGAGTTTACCCACTATAGACAATCGATTACTCTTGTGCTATCGTTACTACGCTTGGGATTCCTGTGCCTACGATCCCGAGGACATTTGGGCTTATGTACAAGCACAGCCCGGAGGATCTATTGGTATACGAGCCTGCGGGGAAATAGACTTTTGGATTCCACCCAAGTCTTTAACATTCTTTTTACTACGCTTTCCTTTACTGCGAAGAATTGAGGCGCAGGATTATCTATAGTCATTTCGCAACCAGTCCGGGGCACGCATGCACAGGGCTGGGCCGCAGTTGTGATTATAATACTAGCAGATAATCTTTGAAAAATCTGCTTGAAATTTTTGCGCTTCGCGCACGTCTTCGACGTGCAAGTCATAACTAGCATCCTGTCCAAAATACGTAAATACTAGTATGGCAACTTCACAAACATCCATTGTCGACAGCATTGTTGCTGGACGAGAGCCCCCGGCTACTACTTCTTATACTAACGTATTTGGGGGAACTACTACCATACCTCTAGTAGACCTATTGGGACCCGCAGTCAATCCCCAGGCTTTAAGTGTGGGTGTTTCATCTGTTAGTCTGTCGGCTAGTACCTATACATTTCCCACTATACCCGAACCTGATACTACTTCAGCTGCCAGTAGCACTATAGATGTTACTATAACAGGACAGCCCGTGGTTAGCTTATTGGGTTTTGAAAGCCCGGGATTCTCTGTGGACTCTTTGGGCAATCTCATAGTCCAGACGCTCTCAGTAGTGGCTTCGGGCTCGATTGACTCGCTGACTGTAGGCAGTCTATCAGCTACTACAGCTACTATTGCCACTGCCAGCATAACCACACAGACCAGCACTAGAGTCACACTTGTCAATCAGCCCACACGTTTAACTGATGCTACTAATAAACAGTATGTAGATTCACGAATTACTGCTCTTAGTATAGCACTTAGTTAAATATGGCATGAGCAAAATAGTATACGATCACAATTACGTTAGAGTTATAGACCATGTAGTCGACGACAAGTGGTGCGATCAAATGGTTGAAGCATTTGAACTGTGCAAAGACTATCAAGTAGAAATACCCGGACGCCTATGGGAACTGGACTGCTATAATGTTAGAGCCAACCCCCGTGCTATATTCAAACCCAAGGGTCTTACACGCAACAGTAACCTAGTCTACAACTGGACTCCGGATACAGATCGGCTTATGACCATAGTAAACGATCTATTCAACGACTTTAGAACACGTTGGGACCCACATGCTTTCCTACCCGTAAAGTATGCGGCAGAAGGGTTTCGTATCAAGGCCTATGACCCCGGGGAACACATGTTCAAACTGCACGTGGATCAGGGCTGTCGCGATACAGCCACACGCTTTCTAGCATTTCTGATCTATCTAAATGACAACGAAGCGGGCACTGAGTTTATCAACGAATTAGATGACAAGGGTAACCCTCTGGTAGTTCGAGCTAAGAAGGGTAGGGTCTGTGTATTCACCCCCACGTGGCACTACCCCCATATAGGGCATATGCCCCATACTAACAAAAAGTACATAATGAGTACTTACCTACACTACATACCCAAGGGCGCATGACAACACATCAATTATTCCCCACCCCCATATGGGTACAGGACCTAGAGGGTGAGCCCCTTAAATCAGTAACTGAAGAACTGGATAGGGTCGTACCCTTGATTAAAGCTGAGGGTAACCCCTGGGACGATA